CTTAGGCGGAGGCAACGCAAACTAAAATCTTTGAATGATGCTTTAGAGTTCCCCACTGAAGAAAATAAAGTTAGTGAGGTGGAATACACAAAAGAAATGGATGATAGGTTAGGAGAATACATGGAATTAGTGAAAGATGAAGAGTTTAAAAGAACACAAATCAATATGTTGTTCGAGACAGTATTAAGGGAATCTAAAGAAGACCAACCGAAGAGGGAAAGAGAGTTCAGCAATCACAAAAAACTGATATCAGATTACATCGGAAAAATAGAGATAGATTCTATAAGAGAAAAGAGAGGAGTGACTAGATTTCCATTCTTGGTCAGAAAGTGCGAACCGGGAGAAGCCAATCCCATATTTACTATTTTAGAAGAGAGCGGGGACATACCCATGGATAGCGTAACTGGGGAATTTGCACCATACGAAATGAGAAAACTGAGAGAATGGGTGGAATACATAAACAACCCTGTTTATCAGGAGTTCGTCTCTTTAATTCTGAATAGTTTTGAAAGTCTAAATTTCATTGTGAAGAGGGACCAAATTAAAGATCAGTTGTTGGTGAGGTCCAAGATCATGACATATGTAAGCAAAGGTGAAACGAGAACTTTCTTTGAAGAGAGCCCAGATGAAACTCAGAGAGTCTCAATATTTAGATCAAAGTACAAGAGGACAACATTCCCGTATCAGAGGTTCTCAAGAGAATTGAGGTCTGAGCTGGCAAGGAAGGGGTTTTGCAGAACAAAAGATAAAGAGTTATTTGCTCAGTTAGAAGTGATAAGAGAGGGGCAGAAGAAGAACTTGTCATACTACTCTGATGTAAGCCACCTAGAAGAATTTCTAAACAGTAAGTGGATATTGCAAGACAGCGAGGTTGATGAAAATGTGATAGAAGCCGACCACATGAGGCTAGTTGAGGTTGCAGATGAGATTGCGAATGGCACTGTTTCTGAATCTCTTCTAGATGTGAAGAGGATCCATAAAACTTATGGTTATCAAGGTCTAAGGATAATAAGCAACATCTTTTGGGAGGTGTTAATTGCTTTCAGACAATACACTCATTCTGGGAAC